GGTAGCGAAGGCGCGGTCTGTCGGGGTCTGCGCGTTTTCGGCCCGTTTACACGGCTTTTCTATTCCTGCTTTACGCCAGCCCTTGACAGATGACGCCGTCATACGGTATATGACGCTATATGACAACGGAACATCGTAGTGTTATGGTCAGGTTGAAGCGTGCGTTGGCGGAGAAGTCTGTCGCGACATCGTCCAGGCTTGTCGCTCATGCCGCGCCGGGAGGGTCTCTTTCGGAGGCGGAGCGATTACGCATCCGCAGGATCGTCCTCGAGGTGATGACGGAGCTGGCCTACGAGCTGTTCGCTGACGAGAAGAAGGTGAAGCGTGGACCCGGATCGTGATGACAAAGATGGGCGCGTAACGATTCGCCTCGGTCGGGAGCTGGTGGACTGCCTTGACTACGTGGCGTCCAAGAACGGGCGGGACCGGAGTTGGGTCGCCCGTGCGTTACTGAGAAAAGAGCTTGGCCTTGGCTCTGACCAGTACGAGATGATGAGAGGTGGTGAGCATGAAAAACTACAACGTCCGGCTGGACGACGAGGTGGCTGACGAGCTGGAGCAGTATGCCGCCGCGCAGGGCGTGGACGCGGGCTTGATGATCCGCGCTATCGTTCGCTCTCGCGTCGCTCCTCAGACCATCTCTTCCCCCGTTATGATCGAGGGCGATGATGACTAAGCGCATCGGTTTCAAGCCAGCGAAGGCTGCGGCGTGGCGGGAGTTCTCGCTCTATATCCGCAAGCGCGACTCCATACGAACGACGGGCCGGGAAGGCGAAGCCCGGTGTGTTACGTGCGGAAAGGTGTACGCCTCATCGGGGCAGGGTTGCCTTCAGGCCGGGCATTTCATCCCGGGTCGTCACCTGTCCATCCTGTTCGATGAGCGCAACTGTCACGCTCAATGCTACAACTGCAACATCCGGCTCAAGGGCAACTGGCCTGAATACTACGCCTACATGCTGGCGCGGTACGGGAGCCGGGTGATCGAGGAGCTGATGGCGAAGAACAGGCAGACCGTTTCCATGATGCCGCACGAGCTTCTCGCCTTGGCCGAGTCATTCCGCGCGAAGCGGCTTGAGCTGGAGGCTGGTCCGTGAGCGAACTGGAACCCGTCATTCCCGACAACCTACTGGACAAGGTTCGCCGGAAGGAGATGGCGAACCTCATCAAGAAGGTCTCGGACGGAGGAACGCTCACGGCAGCACAATGGGCGCGTGTGCTGGAGTTCACCAGCAACAGGAACAAGGAGGCTCCGGGGACCGCGACGGTATCAACGATCAGCGACTTGTGCGCGGCCATCGGCATCAGCCGCCCGACGTTTTACCTTCTTCGCCGCAGGTTCCCGGCTGAGTACCCGAAGCGCAAGCCAAACGGCGATTGGTCCGTTCCGGAGTGGCGGGTCTTCGCCACGATGAAGGGATACGGTGACGGCTCTGGCGTCCCGGACGAGGATGAGCGGTACGGGCTGGAGATGAGCCTCCTCAAGATCAAGTGCCGCACCGCCGCCATCGAATATTACCGGACGGCTTCAGAGTACACGCGATGGGACGATGTGGAGCGCGTATTGGGTCACGCGCTCTCCACGATCAGATCGAGGCTGTTATCCATCCCGGCGTCCATCTCGAAGCTGTGTGAGGGAAAGCGGGCCTCTGAGATTTTCAGCGAGATGGATCGAGCCATACGGGAGGCGTTGAGTGTCGCAGAAAACATCAAGCGTCCTGACCCAACCTGACACGTCTGACATCCCGCATTACCTCGAATGGGGAGCGCAGGAGGAGGAGCGCGTTCTGTCCATCTTCCGGCGGTCCATCCTTCCTCCCAAGAAAGTGAAGATGTGGGAGTGGGCCGAGCAGAATCTGTTCATCCCGCGCCGTTCTGGCACTCCGCATCCCGGCCCGTACAGGACATCCGTCACGCCGTGGGTTCGTGGCTGGTTCGATATGCTCCAAGACCCGGATATTCACACCGTGGTGCTGGAGACCGGGGCGCAGGTATCCAAGACGACCACGGCGATGGCCTTTCTGTGCTACTGCATGGCGATGGACCCCGACCCCATCCTCTACGCCATGCCGTCGGGTGACATGGCCGCAACGCTGTCCGTGAACCGATTGCTCCCCATGATCGAGGAGAGTCCATCCGTCAGGGCTTGTCTATCCGGCAACAGGTATGACACGACGGCGATGGAGTACAAGACGCGGGACACCGTGGTCCGGTTCATCGGCCTGCTGTCGCCGGGGAACACGGCGAGCTTCCCGCACCGCTACGTCATCATTGACGAGCCTGACAAGATCATCAGGGAGAACATCGGGCGGGAAGGTGACGTGCTTCAGCTTCTCATGGCGCGGTCCCGGCAGTTCTGGAACCGGAAGCGTCTGATCGTATGCACGCCAACCACCGAGCAGGGATACGTGCATCGGTATTTTCTGCTGGGCGATCAGCGCAGGTACTTCGTTCCATGCCCGCTCTGCGGCCACCATCAGGTATTGGTGTGGCCGCGCGTCATGTTCGACTCCAAGCTGTCGCCGGCTGATGCCGGGGCGTCGGCGTGGTACAAGTGCGAGAAGTGCGACGGCAGGATCGAGGATCGGCACCGGGCTTGGATGACGGCCAACGGCGAGTGGAGAGCGACGGCGAGCCCAAAGCGACCAGGTTATGCGTCGGCGCACCTGTCCTCGTTGTACTCCAACTCCGATGAGTGTTCCATGTCGGCCCTCGTGGAGAAGTTCCTATCCGTGAAGGATAACGCTTCCGAGCTTCGGGAGTTTGTCAACCAAGACCTTGCCGAGATATGGACGGAGAAACCGCGATCCGCCGTGGAGCGGGGACACATCTGGTCCATCAGGGATCGCAAGAAGTACAGGCGCGGAACCATTCCGCTTTCCGGCGGAGGGTTCATCCTTGCCATCGTTGCCGACGTACAGGATGCCATCCTCGTGTGGACGGTGTGGGCGTTGTCCATGCGCGATGTCGCCTTGGTGGATCATGGAACGTGTACCTCCTTCGACGATCTGCGCGACATATCACAACGCACGTTCCCCGATCAGGACGGTAACGGCCATGTTGTATTCATTCAAGGCGTTGACACGGGCGGACACCGGACGGAGGAGGTCTACAACTACTGCCTGAATAGCAGCCTGCTCACCATCCCGATCAAGGGCGACACGGGCGCGTCTACGACGCAGACGGCCCCGGTCCGAAGCTCCAAGCTGACGGCGTATCCCAACGGCAAGCCGATGCCGCGCGGAAGGTGTCTCGTTCTTCGGCACCTTCACCCGCTCTACTTCAGGGACATACTCACCAAGGCGATGTCGCATATCGAGCTTCAGGAGGGCGACACGATGGATGTGGCAGTGGAGCGGCTTCCCGTCCGGCTGTGGCTTCACGAGGAGGTGGATTTGGATTTCGTGGATCAGCTTACCGCCGAGCCGTGCGTGGAGGATCCACCGGACAAGTACGGCATGACGCGAAGGTACTACAAGAAGCTCCGGAGGAATGACTATTTCGACTGCGCCCACTACGCCATTGCGATCAAGTATATGCTCCACGCCACCCTGCTTGAACGATCTGGCGCCGCGCCGAAGAACAAGACTTCCGTGACCTTGCCGCCGAAGGAGAAGGGTGACGAGTGGACGGACAAATGGGACGATGACGACGAGGAGGACGGTGAATAATGAGAACCTACAGTACGGACGATCGGGAAGATGACGCGGTCGAGGACGCCAATGAGCAGAGGCTTCGCGCCGAGGTGATCCGTCGCGTGGACTCGTTCATGGCCTCCCGGCACTCCGTTTTGACCATCAAGCGTGACGGAAACACCCTTCTATTCGAGGAGACCAGAAAGGTCAGAATCAGCCTGTGAAGATTTTCAAGAATACCTATTGACTCCCATTCTTCATGCTTCTATATATTCATTCAGCCTGACGGAACAACCGGGGGTCATAGGAATATGACTTCCGGTTTTTCTTTGGAGAAGATGATGCCGATAGAGACAAAAGAGGTTCTCGAAACAAGGCTTCAGGAAATCAACGCGGCCATCTCATCCGTTCTCACCTCCGGTCAATCCTACGGGCGATCAGGTCATAACAAGTCCAGCGCATCTCTTTCTGCGCTTCAGGCTCTTCGTGATGACACCATCATGAGGCTGAACAGATTGAACGGTGATCCAGACGGGATCGAAGCCTTCGAGCGTGGCGATGCTCACGTGGAAACCGATGATGGGTTTGACTGATGAAGAAGAAACCTGCCCGCAGATTGTCCGTCACGCAAGCTGTCGCCAAGACCCTTGGAGGTATTCCCGAGGATCAGGCCAAGGCTATCCTGAATGACTTTGCCTACTACGTGAATCGAAACCTCCGCGCTTCAAGGCTTCGCCGGAGCGGTTGGTCACAGCCGGACGCGCCGGACAGGGATATGCCTCGCCAAGACCGCGAGAAGGCGATGGCGATGGCGCGGCAGAAGGTGGAGGAGTCCGCCGTCGCCTACGCGCTCGTGGATGGCACGGTGGCGAACGTTGTCGGGTCGGGTTACAGGCTGTCCATGCGGACCGGGGACAAGAACTTCAACAAGCTCATCGAGTCCAAATGGAAGGCGTACCGCGACTCTATCGACATTCGCGGGATGCGCTCCTTCCCGCAACTCCTCCGCTGCTGGAACTGGCGTAAGCGGGTAGACGGCGATGTTGGACTTCTTCGCGCAACTCTTGGCGGCGACTTCAAGATTGCCACCATCGAAGCGGATCGAATTCGCAAGATGCAGGGCGGGCAGGATCAGGGCGTGGACTACAACCCGGTGACGGGCGAACCTGTTACGTGGTATGTCGGTGCGCGTGTGAAGGACTCCACGGACTCCAAGGCCAAGTCGGCCCCCGGCAAGCCGTATCCGGCGAAAGACTTCAGGCTCTACGCGCATTTCCCCGGCGAGCGGGTGGAATGTGAGCGCGGCGTGTCGCAGCTCACCAACAATCTCTCGCTGTTCGAGGATGTTGAGGACATCCTCATGGGCATGGTTCAGAAGGTGAAGAACGCGGCCTTCATCGGCCTCAAGTTCACGCGCAAGCCTTCCGAGAACGCCGACTTGAAAGAGGACCCCGAGGACGGCAAGAAGCGCAAGCACGTCCCGATGGTCCCCGGCATCAACTTGGGACTTGTCCCAGGCGAGGACGCCGAGGTACTGGAAAGCTCCACGCCAAACGCCGAGTTCATTCCGTTCCTCGAGTTGCTCATCCGGTTGCTTGGCGCGCCGTTTGGGTTCCCGCTGGAGATGCTCACGCTCAATATGACGGAGACCTCGTACTCTGGTGGTCGGGCGATGTTCGAGCTGGCTCGACGCAGGGCGAGGATCGAGCAGGATGATCTCTGCCTTGTCGCATCGTGGGTTTTCAAGGGATGGCTGGATCACGAGATCAAGCGGAAGAGCATCACCGTTCCGGCTGGTTTGGAACTCTACCACACGCACAAGTGGGGTCTCCCGGTGTGGCCGTCGCTGAACCCGACTGATGACATGGCGGCTTATGGACTCCAGCTTGATCGCAACATCACCACGCTGGACGCTGTGTTGGCTGAGACCTCCGAGTATGATCTGGAGGACTTGATCGAGCAGCGCAAGTATGAGCGGTCCCTGATCACGGAAGCCGGACTCACCGAGGTGACCGGGCAGCAGGTGGTTCAAGTCGAGCGTGACGAATCAACCGGAAAGACGAAGCCGCGCAAGGCCGAAAAGCCGGGAGGTGAACGATGAGCAGGAAGCTCCCAAGGTCGGCCTTCGAGATGCGGGCTACGGTAGGGGCGGCGGAGATGGCCGAGAACGCGCCTAATAGCCCCGCTGCGCCCCGATCTCCCGGGAAACGGGTAAAGATAGTAGCCCGGTCCCCCGGCCCTGTTATGGCCCCCAATATCGACAACGGGAAGGACAAGGGTCCGGTGATCCACGACTTGGCCGGGGTGTTCTTCAAGGATCGGTTCCCGCTGGACTACCAGCACGATCCGAAGTGCATCTTGGGATTCTGTGATGGTGTCGAGGTGACGGACCTCGGGTTGGCGATCAGCGGGGTGATCATCCCGTTCAAGGAGGATGATCTGGCCGCGAAGGTGTCCCGGGACATGGAGATGGGGTTCCCGTATGAGGCCAGCATCTACTTCCCGCCGTCAGCCCCCGGCGACGTGGTCATCGAAGATGTTGACGCTGGCGAAGAGGCCGAGGTAAACGGTCAGTCGGTGAGCGGTCCTTGCACCATCATCCGGCGTTGGCCTCTGCGCGGCGTAGCAATCGTCCCGTATGGGATGGACTCAGCGACGGTGTCGGCCGCGATGTCGTCGATGGAGCAGGGCCAGTACGCGGTCATGTCAATCAGCGAGGCGAAAGCCCGCAGAACCGAAGGAGAAGGCATGAAGAAGGATGAATCGGTGACGCACCAGGTCGCCATGTCTGCGGGCGAAAAGCCCGAAGAAAAGACTGCCGACGCGCAGACGGCCAAGCCGGACGCGCCGAGCATGGAGGCCAATCCGGAAGCCAAGCCGGAGGTGAAGCCGGACGTCAAGAAGATGTCCGACGAAGAGATTCAGAAGGCGCTTCAGGCGGCGAGCGATGAGGATGCGAAGAAGGCTCTCGTGGCCGAAATGGAGTGCCGGAAGCAGTACGGCGAGGAAGTGGCCCGCCGCGCCGCCGCTGATGCCAAGGCCGCCGCCGCCGCCGCCGCCGCGCTCGTAACCGCGATGACGGCCGAGTTTTCCGATGAAGCCTTCGCGGCCCGCATGGTTGCCGCCGGGAAAGACATCGCGCAAGCGCGTGTCGAGTACACGGCGCAGCTTCGCTCCGAGAACGCCCAGCTCAAGCAGAAGGTGGCCGATCTTGAGCGCACGGTGTCGGAGTACAAGTCCATCCCGCCTTTCGATCCGTCGAGGGGTGCGGCCGGGGCGACGGCATACTCGAAGCTGACGGAGTCGCAGCGCAAGGCGGTGGACGCCTACTGCGCGGCGACAATCGGTGCGGATAAGGAAAGGCTTTCCAGCGCGTTGCTGGGGAAGAAGTAGAAGCATCCGGCAACAGCCGGGAAGGAGAGAAGCATGAAGAAGGTTCTGAGCTACGTTCTGGCCGGGCTGCTGTTTGGCAGCGTGGCCTTCGGTGCGGCGTTGTCCGCGAATCGCAGCACGCCGAGCGCCGACATCAATCGCGTGGAAGTGGGCGTCTACACGAATGTCCATATCTACGCCGGGGCTATCGTGGCGGTCAACGCCTCGGGCTATGCGGTTCCTGCCGCGGACGCCTCGGGCTACAACGTCATCGGTCGCTCTGCCGGGGAGTACGACAACGAAGGCGGGGCCACCGACGCGCTTGAAGCGAAAATCGACGTTGGCACGTTCCGCTGGGCGAACGCCGGGGATGTTTCCGACGTCAACCT